GTTGATCTTTTCTTCAAACAATTCGCCTCAAGAATGCGTATCTGTGACCTGCAGAGAAAGGTTTCTCCGGACGAACTATTGCGCCTCCTTGACTCAGCCGTCCGTGACTATAGGTCAGACATCCTCTTTGTGGACTCGCTGATGATGTGCGTCAGGGACGACATGGACAAGAAGGAGACGGACTATGTGATGACCAAACTGGTTGAGTTTGCTCGGACCAACAATGTCCACATTGTTGTTGTGGCCCATTGCCGTAAGCGCGGGGATGCCGGCTCAAAAACTTACTCCGTCTTTGATTCTGCTTCAAAAGATTCAATCAAAGGGAGCTCCAACATCACAAACATTGCCTTCAATGTTTTTGTCTTGGCTCGAGATTTTTCCAAAGTGCAAAAGAAGGCAGAAGGAAAAGATGTCGATGACACCAAGCCTGATTTTGTTTTGAACCTGTGCAAGCAGAGAAATGGAGCTTGGGAAGGGTTCATCAAGCTTTGGAGAGACAACGCCAGTCTGAATTTCTGCACGTCTTGGACGCGTGTTCCAGTGAGGCCATGGCTGGATTTAACAAAGTCAGAGCCGGCGCCAGAACCCTACTTTTAGGAGGTTTTATGTCAGAGAGTGCATGGCAGTTGCTGATGATTATTTTGGCGCCGGTCGTGTTCATCAATCTGGTGCTGTTCGGGCTACTTGTCCGGGCGGCCTTCGAAATCCGAAGGGAGGAAAAAACAAATGGATGCTAGTGCTGCTTTCGTCCTTTTTTGCTTGGTTTTAATCGTCATGATTCTGAAGGGCTGAACATGGACGTTTTTGGATATTTTTGCGTGTACTTGCTCGGATGTTGTGTGATTGGTTGCTATTTAGCAGGGAATGAAATGAACTTTGATTTCCTTAATTTCTTCGCTCTGGTAGGTCTATCCGGAGGAGTCTTAAGCCTTATCGACTTTGCATGGTTCGCCTACTCAGGATCGAACATTGATTACAGCCTGAAGATTTTAGGGATGGTTATTGCTGTCGATTTCGTTTGTGCTTTCCGGAGGAAGTCTGAATGAGCGGGTGCTGCCTCTACTGCATTCATGCTCAGGCCTTTTGGATAGGTCCAGATGGGAAGAAGCATCTGCCTCCAAAACAGTCCTTTGGGGACATGAACATCTACTGCCACCATCCGGACAAAGGCGCCGGCATCGAGTGCTATCCGGTCTCGTTTGCTCGATGCACAGTATTTGAACAAGCGGGAGACGAGCAAATTCAACGCAGGAGAGACTTCTTTTCACAGTTTGAACGTTGGCCTTCGCACGCTCAGATCATCGCTCAACGGAACTCTAATGTTCTGGAAACAGCATCAAAGAATTCAACCAAACAACACAAACTCAATCAGGAGGGATAAATGAAGAGGTTTTTACAAGCAAAAGGCAGGCTCAAGGTCGGTGAAATGAATCGGACCGAGGCCGCTTATCGAGATTACCTTGAGCAACAGAAAAATGCTGGGTTAATCCTCAAATATTGGTTCGAGCGCTTCACGTGGAAGATTGCCTCAAACCGATGCTCATACACGCCTGATTTTTTGGTCATGCGTCCGGATAAAACGTTAGAGCTTCATGAAGTTAAGGGCTCCTTGAGGATCTTTGCAGATGACGCAAAAGTGAAATGCAAAGTCTGTGCCGATGAGTGCCCGATTCCGCTGTTCGTTGTCACACCTAGGACTAAAAAAGAAGGAGGGGGTTGGAATGTCGAGGCATATTAGTACAGAGGGAATTATTTTTTGGATTTTAACTATCTATGTCGCGATGTTCGTCTTCCTTTGGATCTTTAAATGGATTACGGATTATTTAGAAAACCACGACAAGCTTAGTAAAAAGTTGGAGTTATGGGGGCTATCAGCTCTCGGGATTATTTATCTCTACTGCATGTTTAGCTACGTGAGGACTCTTGGATGACAGAAACAGAACAAAAACTCATTGATGATCTCAGGCCTCGTTTGGACAACTGGCGCCGGGCATATCGTGACCGTGTTGTTAAAAACGTCTCAATTGCCTACGCAGTGGAGAGAGCTCTCGCATTGACGAGAAACAAGACGGATTTTTCTGAGGACTACACAGAAGATGATGGCAATAGCGGTTTAAGGGCCTGCGAAGTTGACATGAAAGACGCAGACTTGCTTAACTTTACGTGGCAAAACATGTCAACACCCGAAACGGAGGTTTTATCCATCGGAACACATGGTCTCAACGTAAGAACGGCGAAGTTTATTGTTCTGTTGTACACCTTCGCATCAGTGCATTCTCTTGACAGGGCAAGACGAAAAATTTGGCGTATTAGGCCAAAAGAGTTAGACGCTTGGACAACTGACGCCCTGTTATTCTTTGCGTTGAAACTGCGGTACTTTGAACAAATCGGAAATAAAAGAGGGAAAAATGCGTCTTGATTGGAACCTAATAAGGACGATACTCGCTCACGTTGAGGCTGAGACGATTAAAGAATTTTTAGAGGATGCGGATAGTATTTCCCAATGGAAGGAGGGCCAGTTGCTTTCCGAACGCTTAGAGTCGAGACAGAATCCGGCTCAAGTTGTTGTCCTGAGACATATCAAGCTTTTAAGCTCGGCCAATTATGTCGAAAATATCGAAATTAAAGAAAGCGCTGACGGGTTCTTTAGTTTTGCGTATGAGGGAGAACCGAGTTTGACCTTTGAAGGGTACTCACTCCTTGAATCTCTTCGGACCGATAATTTCATAGGGAAACTAAAGAAGTACGCGAAAGAAAAAGGCGTACCCCTGACCATTGAAAACGTGATTGAGCTGGCAAAAATTGCTTTACCTGCTTTGATTAAGATGGATTAAAAATAGGGCGATGCTGCGTATAAGGCTTTTTGGTGTATAGTGGTTACTAGACAATTTCAAGCTGTGTATCAGCCGCCCGATTTTTTGGCTTAATCTGAGAAGGTTCCTTGCGGAGGAACCGGTGTGTCCGAAGAGAACGAGACACAGAGCGTTAAGTCAGGCGAATACGAGAGCTCCGATTCCGGGGCTTTTTTGTTATCTGTTGCCTCTCAGAGGTCAACAACGGAACTTTTATGATCGAACCTAATAAGTACGACATCCAGACTGCATCCATCCTTATCGATACCGCTAAAGCCGAACTGGATAGAAAAATTGCCGCCGAGCTCCCAGAGCAAACCAAGCGGCTGGCCTTCTACCAAGGCTTCTGCGTTGTGGTCCTCGGTGTCCTGTTCTATCTATTCGACAACCATTTCTTCCAAGGCTGGAGGATGTGGCTGGCAGTTGTTTCCGGAGCTTTAGGGTTTGCGTCCTTGCTGATGTCGATTATCTTTTCAAGCGGCGCTGCTTATCCTTCCGGAATTTGCAAGGATTACCTGAGATGGCTGAACACTCGGTACCCCGATGATGTGCCTGTTTTATCTGTCCAGAAGGATTTGCTCAAACAGTATCAGCGCTCGATTGATGCTCTGAACGCTATTCATAACAGACGAGGATATGCGCTCCGGACAATCAATTTTTTGTTGATTCTGTCAATTATCTTGGGGTGCTTGGCCCTTTGATTTCTTTAGCGGTTTCATTGTTGTCCACAACGTTTATCGACAAACCGCACAGCCTCTCGGTGGGCTTAAGCACCGAGCCAAACAAAGCAAAACCCCGACAGTTGCGAGCTGTACGGGGTTTTTTAGTGTCAACCTAGAACCAGTAGGTCGATATGGAAATTATATCAAAGCACTGTAGGAAGCTAGTCATGGAACTATTAGACCGTTATCCGAAATGGTCCTTTTTTCTCCGTTGGGGTTTCTCCATCATTGCGATGGTGTGCATGACCGTCATATCTTTTGCCTTCGCTTACTCGCTGATTAAGTAGTCAAGCGACAAAGTTACAACATCCAGCAAGCCTAGATTCCCAACGGGAAGATGCTCACTCCGCTGGATTTCTAATTCTCCTGACGAGAATGGCGGAGAAAACCGCCTTAACAAACTATCTCCTTGGGGTTGGTTGGAGTGCGCTCGGCTGAAAATGCTGGGCGCACCTTTTTAAAGCTATGAAAGAATCTGAACTCAAAATTCTCTACAGGCCGGTCAATGACTTGATTCCGTACGCAAATAATGCCCGGACGCATTCTGAGGAACAGGTGAATCAAATCGCCAGTTCGATCAAGGAATTTGGGTTCAACAATCCTATCCTGGTTGATGAACAGGGTGGAGTGATTGCCGGACATGGACGCCTGAAGGCGGCTAAGAAGCTCGGACTGAAGGTAATACCGACAATTGAATTAACCGGATTATCTGAGGCTCAGAAGAGAGCCTTTATCCTCGCAGACAATCGAATTGCTCTTAATTCTGGTTGGGATATTGATCTCTTGAGAATTGAGCTGCAGGAATTGCAGGATACAGATTTGTCGCCAGTCACCGGTTTCTCAGACGAGGAGCTGAATGCTTTGTTGTGTGGAACTACCGAACCCGCTGAGGAAGAACCGGAAAAAGATGAACCCGAGGCAGACAGCTTTAATCTGACGCTCTCAATTCCGATCGAATACAAAGAGCAGGTTCAGGATTTCGTTAAGAGTTTCGGACCCGAGGATCTAATTCAGAAGATCATCGATATGACCAGTTAACTACAGGCAGGTTGAAGGCATGGAAGAAAAAGTTCAAAAGAAGCGGACTCGTCCACGCATTCAGATTGACCTAGAGAAGGTTGAACAACTGGCTCAGGTTTGTGACAACGAGGAGGAGATCGCTCTCGCGCTCGGTATTAGTTATCGAACCTTACAGAATCGAAAAAAAGATTTTGCGAATTTTGCGACCGCTATAAAAAAGGGAAAGGCTAAGGCCAACGCCTTTGTTGGCGGAAAGTTGATGGCCCTCATTCGAGAGGGGAATCCGGCAGCGACCATTTTTTACATGAAGAGTCGCTGTGGGTGGAAAGAGACTGACAGGAAGGAGATCACTGGAAAAGACGGTGAACCGGTCAAGGTCGATAAAGTTAATCAGCTGGATCTAAGCAAATTGTCATTAGAACAGCTTGATGCGCTGGAGGGTATTGTGAATGCGGCTTCCAACGATACAGGAGATCAGACTAGCTAAGGCTCGTAAATCGCTCGCTTATTTCACTACGTACACTAAACCTGATTACCTAATGGGATGGGTTCATCGTGAGATATGCACTGCTCTTGATGATTTTTTACAGGCTGTCGCCGATAAGAGATCTCCTCGGTTGATTATTACCATGCCTCCGAGAAGCGGTAAAAGTGAGTTGGTTTCCCGCCGCTTTCCTGCCTATGCCTTCGGGCGTTTTCCCGATCTTCAGATAATCGCTACGTCTTACAGCTCAGATTTATCACAGCGTTTTAATCGTGACGTTCAGCGGATTATCGATGATGAAAAATATCAAGAGATATTCCCCGAAACTACGCTAAATGGCTCGCGAGTCCGTCCGGACTCGCGAGGGTCGTACATTCGGACATCCGATTTATTTGAGATTGTCGGTCATGCCGGCGCCTACCGTTCTTGCGGTGTGGGCGGCGGCATCACCGGTCAAGGCGCAGATTGCTTACTTATCGACGACCCCGTGAAAGATCGCGCAGAGGCGAATAGTGCCACGGTGCGACAGTCTATTTGGGACTGGTACACATCTACGGCGTATACACGCTTGTCTCCGGGCGGTGGTGTGATCGTCATGGCTACGAGGTGGCACTTAGACGATCTCATTGGGCGCCTCATTGAAAACATGGAGAACGGACAGGGCGATACTTTTACGGTCATTAACTATCCTGCGATTGCTGAGCATGATGAAATCCATAGGCGGAAAGGCGAGGCGCTGCATCCTGAGCGTTATTCGTTAGATCAGCTTAAAAAGATTCAGAAAACTGTCGGATCGAGAGATTGGGCTGCACTGTATCAGCAGCATCCGATCCCGGACGGAGGCAACATATTCAAAGCCGAATGGTTCAAATACTGGACGGAATCGAGCTTGCCTCCTGAGTTTGATCAGATCGTAACGTCGTGGGACATGACGTTTAAGGATTCGAAGAACTCCGACTATGTGGTAGGACAAGTTTGGGGAAAGAAAGGCGCTAATTTTTATTTGCTTGATCAAGTTAGAGGTCAGTGGGACTTCGTTAAAACACGTGAGATGTTCCTCATTCTTGCGCACAAGTGGCCCAAAGCGTTACGCAAGTTGGTTGAAGACAAAGCGAACGGATCGGCGATTATCTCTGAACTTCAAAAGACCGTCAGCGGCATTGTTCCGGTTACTCCGAAGGAGTCTAAGGAGGCCCGTGCAAGCGCGATAACGCCATTTTTCGAAGCGGGCAATGTGTACTTGCCGGATCCGAAGAAAACGCCATGGATGGGTGCGTTTGAGGCTGAATTGCTCAATTTTCCAGCCGGCGCCCACGATGATTGCGTCGACTCCCTAAGTCAATGTCTTAACTATTTCCGCAACGGCTCAGGCGTCATTTTGACCCGAGAGCAGATGCAGCAGGCACGTTTTAGATTTTGAAAATCATGAATCAACTAGACGAAAACAATCGCAGAAAGATCAACCAAAAGATCCTCGATGCGGCAGGCTCTCGCTTCGTGCCTCCTAGAACATCGTTCTCAACCGAAGAGGCCAAAACGCTCTTTTATCCTCCGATCACGTTGAACACCAAAGAGCCGGAGAAAGAGGAATCTCGCTTCACGAACGATGCCGCGATTGGCTCAAGTTTCAATGCGTACTATGCCTCTTTGACACAGCACGCCTTGGATTTAGGCCAGTTTCCGATGACATCGTTTGTCGGCTATGGCGTTCTCCAGAATATCGCGCAGAACGGCATGATCCGCACCTGTATTCAGACTGTCGCGGATGACATGTGTCGAGAATGGATTCAGGTAGAGGGCGGTGAAGACGAATCGGCGGATAACGTTAAGACGCTCCAAGATCTGCAGGAGAACAAATATCGATTGAGAAGACTCTTTAATGAAGCCCTGAGCATCGTCGGCTTCATGGGAGGATGCTTCATTTTCGTTGACACCGGAGTTGAAGGAGAGGCTCTAAAGCTTCCTCTCAACTATTCCGACAAGTCAGCCGAGCTAGTGGGCGAGGATAAGTCGGTCAAATTTATTGTCATTGATCCGGTCAATGTCTCGCCTGGTTTCTACAACGCAAACCAGCCGCTCAAAGATGATTACCTTAAGCCAAAGTCTTGGTTTGTTTTTGGCCAAGAGGTGCATGCGTCTCGCCTGATCAGATTGGTTGACAATGAGCCTCCTTTACTTCTGAGGCCGGCCTATAACTTCCTTGGAATCCCACAGGCTCAGATTCTTTGGGATTATGTTCTGCACTGGAATAAAGCCAGAGAAACAGGCGTCAGCATCCTGGAGAAACTGAACCTCACGGTATTCAAAACGAATTTTGCCGAAGCGCTGCAAACTGGCGGCATCGAGCAGTTAGACGCGAAGATGATGCTCTTACAGCGTTATCGATCAAATGAGGCCATTTTTGCCTGCGATTCTTCCGAGGATCTGCAGAACATCACTCTGACGATCTCAGGCGTTGAAGGCATCATTCGGCAAGCTCTGGAATTCATTGCGGCCATCAACCGTACGCCGGCGGTCAAGCTCCTCGGAATCTCTCCGAGTGGTTTTAACGCGACGGGACAGAGCGACATCCGGAATTACTACGACCATATCAAGTCGAAGCAGGAGCTCAATCGTGATGCAATTCAAACTATCTTGAAGGCTATCCAGCTGGTTGAGTTTGGTCATGTTGATGCCTCCGTTACTTTCAAGTTCAACGAACTGGGGGAAGCAGATGCCGCTGCTACAGCAATCACGGCCAAGACAAAGGTTGACATGTTGGCAGTGCTGCAGGATCGAAATGTTCTGAGCGCTGAAGAAGTCCGCGAGTTTGTCCGCCGTGATTCAGATATGGGTCTGGACTTCATTCCGGAAGAATTGCCGGAGGGGATGGAAGGCGAACTCATGACTGATGATCCCAGTCAGCAGAATGAGCTGATGAACAACTTCCTGAAACAGCGATCGGCTGAGAACGTGGCGCCGGCGCCGAAGACTGATGAAGACAAAGCTGGAGAGATTTTCTAATGAAGACTGCTCGTGCTGTTCAGCCGAATCTAGGCAGACAGGCAAAGTTCAAAAAGAAGCTCGACACCTTCTTGCGGTCCTTTAGAAATAGGATTCTCAACGAGATTCTCCTTTATCTGTCCGATGCTGGAGGATTGACCGAGGACGCTTCCTTAACGTTCCGTCCGGACGATCCTCTCGATCGCGCACGGCTGCGGAATATCAAGGAACGAATTAACCGCTTGGTTCTTCGTGATCCTGATCGATTCCGTCGCAATGTTGATGACTTCATTGCCCGCAACATGGGCAACTGGATGAAAACCGCAGATCGGGAAACACGTCAGATCGCTGAATGGTACGTGAAGAATCTCGCTACTGATGTCTCAACAGCCCAGAAAGCATCACTTCTGGCTGCAGGAGTTCCGGCTTCGGTTTTTGCCTACGAGATGAGGCAGACGCGAAAGCACTTTTTCATTACGCCACAGGCGGTGAATGAGCTCCCGCGTATGGTCGCCGACACGACAAGTCTCATCAGCAACATCACAACGTCTGAGCTGACAAACATCCGTGCGGCCTTTATGGATGCGTATGAAGGTCGCGGTACCTATTCGCAGATTGTCGAAGCTCTTGGCCGTTCTTCTTCTTTTACTGCTCAACGAGCTCAGCGTGTGGCAATTGACCAAACTCTCAAATTGAATCAGCAGATTCAGCAGGCTAACTGCAAAGGTTTGGGCATTACTCGCGGGGTTTGGATTCACGTCCCCGGTAAGTACACCTCTCGCGAGAGTCACATTGAGATGAACGGCAAAGAGTTTGACCTTTCTAAAGGTCTTTACGACAAGGAAGTCGGGCGGAATGTAATGCCAGGTGAACTTTACTGGTGCAGATGCCAGTTCAGAAGCATCCTTCCGGACTAAACAATTTTCGAGGTTATTACTGTGGGAAATCTAAAACGCACGGTTGCAATTGATTCTGTGAGCGTTCGATCTGTTGACGACAATGGCTTCCTTCATGTCGAAAAATCTCCGCTGACGCGTGTTCAAGTTGCTCCGTATTACGGGCAGGAGATTGCAGGCTGGCGAGAGCTCGGACTTGATCCGGAGAAGATCTATCACGCCTATCGACCGCCTGAGGAGCTCAGTTCTCCCGAAACGATTCAATCAATTAACGGTATCCCGATTCATCTTGAGCACCACGATGATCGCGGAGCCCCCGAGAACAAACAAACTCGGGTCGGAACTACCGGAACGGACGGAGCTTTTGAGGCTCCGTTTTTAGTTAACTCTCTGCACATTTACGACAAGGACGCACGCAGCAGGATCGAGGACGGTTCAATGCGTGAGTTGAGCCTGGCATATACGTTCGAGCCCGACTTCACGCCGGGTGAGGCACCTGATGGAGAGAAATACGACTATGTGCAACGCAAGATCAGAGCGAACCATCTTGCGCTTGTTGAAACTGGGCGCGCTGGGCCTGAGGTAAGAGTTCGCGATTCTAATAAGGACTTTCTCAATATGGAAAAAGATGACGCTGTTGAGCAGGCTGAAGTGACGTTAGCAAAGGCGATTATCGATTTGCATTCCGTTGATCCCAACGGAAAAATCGTTGACGGCGCTCAAGATGATGACAAAGACGCGATGATTCAAAAAATCATCGAAGGACTGAAGGCAAAAGGCCTGACGGATGAAGAGGCTGAAAAGCTTAAGACCACTCTGTCTGACCTGGCTTACTCTCAGGCTACAGGAGACGAAGATCCTAAGTCTGATGATCAAAAAGAGGCCCAGGACGACGATCCGGAACTTGATGAAAAGATGAAGGATCCGAACTTCAAGGCTGGTTTTGAAGCTGGCGTTCTCTACGGTGAAAAACGTGAAAAGGACGATCCTAAACGCCTCGATTCTGATCACGAACGCGAAGGCGAAGAACGCTATCTAGAAAAAGAAGCAGAAGATGCACTGAAATCCTGTGGTCTTGATGAGGCTTCTGAAGAAGAGAAGAAGGCTTTTGCTGCCGGATTGAATTACGCCCAGAAGAAAGATGAAGGCGCACAAGATGAGGATCCGAAACCTGATGATGGCAAAGAAGAAAAGAGTTCTGCCTCTGACTCCATGAAGATTCTCCGAAACGCCATCTACTCTGAACTGGCCGCAATCGAAGAAGTCAAGCCGGTGTTAGGTGTTATCCGTGCCGGATCCTATGACTCCGCAGGTTCCATCTATGTGGCAGCACTCAAGAAACTCGGTTTGAAAAACATCCCCGCATCCGAAGCTCGTTCTGCGTATCGCGCCTACATGCAGGGTCGAAAGGCCTTAGCTGGTGCGAAAGACTCCGGCGCCAAGGTGACCGAGAAGCCGACTGCCGTCAGCGCAATTTTGAACAATGTTAAATAAATAGGAGATTTTTTGATGCTTCAAAAATCTGTAGGTCTCTATCCTGCTATCGGTATTCCGGGACAGCAGGTTGCATTCAATCAGGCCGTCTACACGCCTCAGAACTACTTGTCTGACGGTACTGTCCAGTGCGGTGGTTTTGCATTTGCTGTAGCCGCCTCCACAACCGGAACAGCCGTGAAATTCCCAATCGCATCCTTGAGGGGCTCTGCAGGGGCCAAACCGATCGGTTTTGTTGAGCGCACGTTCACAGCGTCCATCGAGCTGGGCACAGATACTCCGGACATTTATCCGAAAGGGGCTGAGCTGACGATTGCCGTTCGAGGTGACTACTACATCGTCGCACCTGCGGCAGCAACCATCGGTCAAGCTGTTCTCTGTGATCCGACCACTGGCGCCATCACATTTGGTGCTGCCGGCGCCGCAAATGACACCGGTTGGACAGTTCAGACGGCTGGTGCAAAGGGCGACACGATCATCATTTCCAATCACGGCCTCGGTTATCAGCCTGCCGCGAGCGGATCCTAATCTGAGGTAAAAAATGAACGATTTTGAATTAGCAAAGCAAAAAGGCGTGCATGGTGTGGAAGCAAAAGGATTCATGTCCTATTCCACAGACGCCAAAGGTAAGATCAACGTCGACTACGATGCAACGGTTAAGGCAATGGCTCGAGATGCCGCATTGCAGACTCCCGTGTCTGTCGGCGTCCCTTCCGTCTTCACGACATTCATTGACCCGCAGGTCGTCCCCATCCTGTTTGCCGCCCAGAACGCTACAAAGATTTTCGGCGAAGAAAGAAAGGGTGACTGGACAGATAACTTCTTCACCTTCCCGGTCGAAGAGTATGCCGGCAATGTGACTCCTTACTCTGACTTCGCAGAGAACGTCTCCACAGACGTGAACGTTGATTACCCGACTCGCGAAAACTTCTTGTTCCAGACCGTCATCAAGTATGGCGATCGTGAAGTCGGCCTTGCGGCCAAGGCCAAGTTGAATGTTGTTTCTTCTAAACAACAGGCTTCTGCTTACGTGATGGCGATGGCTCACAACAAGTTTGCGCTTTATGGCGTCGAAGGTAAGAAGGTCTACGGTCTGTTAAATGACCCGAACCTGAACGCTTCGATTTCTCCGATCTCCATCACCACGGGATCTACCGCTAACTCTACGTGGACAGCAAAGTGCGCTGCACAGCCTGAGAAGACTGCCAACATTGTCTATAACGACATTAACAAGCTTTGGGCTGAAATTAGCAAGAATAACGGCGGTTTGGTTGATCAGAACTCCCGCATCATTCTCGCTGTCAGCAACACCAGAGCTCCTTACCTGACCGAGCCGAACTCCTTCGGTCTTACGGCCATGACTATGCTCAAGCAGTCATTCCCCAACATCGAGGTTGTTCAGCTTCCTGAGCTGACTACAACGGCTGGTGAAATGCTGTACATGACTGTTCCAGACCTGTTTGGCATTGAGACTGGTATCTGCGCATTCTCTGAGAAGTATTTCTTGGGTCGTGTGGTTCCGGAAATGTCAAGCTACAAGCAAAAGGTCGTTGGCGGAACTTGGGGCGCTGTTATTCGTCGTCCCAGCCTCGTTGCCACGATGCTCGGCATCTAACCTGAACTAACCAGCTACGGAGGCCCGATCTCTCGGGCCTCTTTCTTAGGAGATTGAAATAATGGCTCGTACAAACACAACTCAGAAAGCAACATCCGGAAAGGTTGTCGCAGACAATTTCAGCAATACCCAGAAGAAGAGCACTGCTAAAACTCAGTCCACGGTGATCATTGCTTGCACTCTGGCACACGGCCTCAAATTTGATGATGTGCCGAATGGCAATGGCGGAACAAAAACGATCGTTTTTCCGGGCGTAAATGATTCGCTTAGAGGAAAACGTGACGGGATCCTGCTGGGCAAGGGAAACTCTGTCGCATTCCAGATCGATAAAGAGGACTGGGAAAACATCAAGCGCATGCATGGTCAGGAGGCTGTATTCACAGGCGTGAATGGCGGTATTCCGTGCCTGCTTGAGATGAAATCAGTTCAAGAATTCAGAGGCCGCGAGGACGAGTTAAAAGAAGCGTCCCACGGCCTCAATCCGATCGATCCTGAATCGGTCAACGTTGAAGAAGTTAAGAACGAAGAAGGTTAACAAAATGGCTGTCGTCGTCTTTGATCCTGAAAAATTTCGAATCCTTCATCCTGCGTTTTCGGATGAAGTTAAATTCCCGGACGAAACTCTTCAGTTCTACTTTGATGTGGCGGTGGAGTTCGTGGGGAATACGGACGCCGACAGCTTTGCTCCCTATGATCCGGACAACAAGATCTATACAAGGGAGCGCCTTCTTGATCTTGCAACCTGCCACCTGCTGACACTCAGCCAGCAGCCGAACGGTCAGGTTGGCAGGATTGCTAGTGCTACGCAGGGAAGTGTGAGTACCAGCTTTGATCTTCTGAAAACGAATACTTTTGTCGGAGATTGGTGGGCTCAAACACAATGCGGCGCCATGTACTGGACGCTGACTGCCAAATACCGAATCGGCGGCCGAGTTTATCCGGGAAACAATTACCATCCGTGGGGATGATGATGGGCATCAAAATCACATCTAACAATGCGTTCAAAAAGCTGTCAGAGAAACTCAAGGCCGATAGCAATAAAAAACTAGAGGTCGGAATAATGATTCCGGACATTGCCACCATTGGGATGTATTTGGAATATGGGTGGACCCAATCAGTGACGAGTAAGCAAGGACACTATCTGTCAGCCCAGCTAGGACTTCCTCCGAACAGCAAATTCACGACCCTGTACATGCCTCCGCGTCCGTTTATGAGAGCCACATACGCTCAAAAACGAATGGATTGGCAGGAGAAATTTAGGTCCCGCTTCCTAAAAACGTTCGACATAACGCATTCGTTAGGCGTCATGGGGCAAATGGCTACCGATGACATCAAGCAAACGATTCGAGAAGCAGGTATTCCTGCTGGTTCATTTCCTAAACGATCAGAGCTAACGATGGCACTGATGCAGGCAAGAGGAGAAATGGACAAGGCCAAGAAAGCTAAAGGGAAAGGCACTCTGCCTAATAACGTGATGACCACGAAGCCTTTGACGCTGAGTGGCGTCCTGCAAAGCTCAATAACTTGGAAGGTTTCCTAATGTCTCTCAACCTACATGCAATTGTCCGTCAGGCAATAAACGCCAACTATGCTGACGAAACCTTCAAGCTGTATCGATCGGTCGGTCAAAAGAATGTAGGAGGGATTGTCCAAGCGTATTACGCACCAGCAGAGGAGATTCAAGGGAATTTTCAAAGCGAAGGCGATAGCGCGTTGGATCATGCCAACTTAGCCGGACAGAACACCATCATCCGGCGCCTGTATCTCTTCGCATCGAGCGACCAGAAGCAGCGACCTTGGGCAATCTATAGGCCATTAGCGAGGTCGGGAGATTATGTCGAAGACTCCAAGGGAGGCCAGTGGCTGATCACTGCGGTGATTGAAGATTTTTCCGATGCCGGTTGGGAGGCGGTCCGCTGCACACTCCAAACCACGCCTCAGAAGTTGAATATCGCGGAAGATGAAGATGAAAGCACAAAACCTGACCCCGAACATCCGGACAGCAATCCAGGAGTTTCTTGAGATATTTGCAGTTCCGGCTGTGGCGCCGGAAAACATCTTCTACGGGAACCAAAATAATCTAGCTTTGCCTCCTGAAGGAAACGATTACGTCATCTATTCCTACATCTCAAGCGTCCGCCATGGAACGAGTGCTGAGGATTGGGAGAAGGACCAAACCGATGACAATGTTTACCTCTCAACGACTACAGAGGTTTTGGTTCAGGTCGATTGCTACGCCTCGACATTAAACGGCTCGGACGGCATGAATGCGATGCTGAGGGCTCAGGCCTTGGAGACCGTATGCAGGTCTCAGGTCGGCGTGAAGTTCTTCGTTGATAGAGGAATCAGCCTGCTTCATGCGGATGATCCGAGAGACACAACCATTATCGGAGACTCCGATAACTATGTCCGGAGATCCACGCTGATGATTCACCTCAGCATGCAGAGCCAGATCAAGGTGTCGATGGGATTCTTTAGTGCGGTTGATGTGGACCTGAAAAACGTTGATGTGAGCTACCCGCCGAAGGAAAAGCAATGAACGCGCAACTTGCTTTCAAACTTGGGCGTGCATTCAAGCTTGGACTAATGTATGGGCTTGGGAGAACTTACGCAACAAACCCTGGTGATGCTCAGGATGCCGCAAAGTGGATAACGGTGAATGGCACTCATATACCAGTCGGTAAGAATGGCAAACTGGAAGGGAAAGTAGGAAAGAAGGTAGAAAGCCAGCAGTCCTATCCGAAATCGGGGAAAAATCTCATTGAGAGTCCGCCGTCAAAGGATATTCATAGTTACTTGCAAAAGGCCGGAGGTAATCCCGCTAAAGCTATCGTCCTCTATTACGACAATGAACTGCGAGGAGGTTCGGTTAGCACTGAGGTGGAGATATCTGGGAAGAAGCAAACAGTTTCTGTCGTTTTCGATGGCAAAGGGAGAAAGGAATTTAAGAAATTTTCCGGGCACCTACGAGAAATACTAGAGGTTCTTCCTTTTGTTCCAGAAGTAATAGAAAAAGGCTCCTACTTCGGGAGGAAAGAGGCTGTCAACCATACTCCGCAAGTGGCCTTTCATACAAAAATGAAAAACGTAAGGGTTAATGGCATTAAAAAAACAGTGGCTGTCGATATAGGAGAAACGTCAAGCACTGACTTCCATGCGTACAACGTCAACACCGAAGGAAACCGATGGTTTGATAAGAAAAAGGCTTCTTTTGAAATTGAAATGAGAAAAAGAAAAGCCAGAGACGCTGTGCTATTACCGCCACCTAAGGGCTCGGTGAAAGGTTTACACCGGTCAACAGAACAATCTCTAGCTATGGGTGAGATTTTAGAACGGCCCGAAGAGCCGGTCAAGATGTCAGTCCTAAGAATAAGAATTCTATAAAAAAAATAGCCCCGATCAGTTGGTAGCTGAGCGGGGTTTGAGTTAACTGATTGCAAGGGAATCAGTCAATATGAACATTTTACACGACCTAGCGGAGGCCCTAACCATGATCACTGCCGTTCCTTTGTATGCAGCTCTTCCTGTTTACCTAATCGGTTACGGGTTCGCAGTTTGGGTGATTGCGAAAGCGATTAAGGCTGTAAAGGATATTTTCAAATAGATGAGTTTCTGGTGTGGCTCATAGCCGCTCCATAAAAATTATCGTCGGCGCCATCTGGCGCTTTTTTATTTTGAGGAAAAATATGTCAATCAATGCATCGCGACTCGTTTCTATCACTCCGAGAGTGATAAGCGCTGGGAGCGCCGATCTTGAAACAAACGGTCTGCTGCTGACCCAGAATGCTCTGATTCCTGCAGATTCTCCGGCACTGGAATTTGTGACCGCCGCCGCTGTCGGGAATTATTTTGGTGCCGAGTCCCCTGAGGCTGACTTTGCTAATCAGTACTTCTCCGGAGTGAACAATCAGCAAAAGGCAATTAACCGTCTTTTTGTGGCCCGAAGAATCAATGCGGATTCCGCCGCTTGGATTAAGTCAGCTCCGATCACTGCTCAACTTTCCGAACTGACAGCAATCAAGACAGGATCCTTGACAATTTCGGTCAGTGGCACAGAAAAAGAAGTCGTGAACCTCGACTTCTCCACGGCTAAGTCTTTCAGTGACGTTGCCACTGAGCTGGCTTCTGCAGTAGGCGCGGTTTCCGGCGCCTTTAATTCTGATCAAAATGCCATCATCCTGACTACAACAGAAACAGGCGATACCGCTTCAATCTCCTTCGCGACAAAGGCGACCACTGGAACGGATGTATCTGCATTGCTCGGATTGACGGAGGATTCCGGCGCCGTTCTCTCTCAAGGTTCTGATGCTCTGACACCTGCTCAGAATATGAATCTTGTCACCTCTGTATCTCGCAACTGGGTCGGATTCACAACTCTTTATGCAACAGAGGTGGATGAGGCTTCCGCTTTAGCGGCTTGGGCCGACATTGATGATGACTACGTGTATTTTGATTGGTCCACAGACACAAAGATGTTGGATCAATCTACTCAGTCCACAACGAAAGCAGCCCAATTAGCTGAAAGCAATTACAACTGTTTGGCGATGGTTTACGGTACCGCCCAGGATGCCGCCGCATTCCTTGCAGTCGGTGCTTCTATTGATTGGTCCGCTATTCAGGGTATTAAGACGTGGTTCGCAAAATCGGCTTCCGGAATTAAGGCTTCCGTTCTCAGCGACGAAGTGGCCGAAGCCTTGGATGATCTCAAGGTTAATTACGTGGGCGCATTCGCAACACGTAACGCGGAGTTTGATTTCATCAATCGAGGCTGTCTGCTCTCCGGAATCTATCAATGGATTGATGCCCTATACGGCATGATTTGGTTCAAAGCCCGAATTCAGCGGCAGATTATGGACGGGTTCGCGGCTATCAATCGTGCTCCCTACAACGCTACCGGATTTGCTTATATCGAGGCATGGTTGCTCGATCCCATCAACGATGCCAAGCGTAATGGCGTAATTGATACAGGACTGGCTCTGTCCAACTCGCAGGTTCAGCAGTTGCTGACGGAAACCAACAATCCGACGATTAAGCAAGACCTCTACTCTAAAGGCTATTGGTATTTGATTGAGGCTCCTTCCGCAAATGTGAGAACCCAAAGAGGAAGTCCGAGACTTGGATTATTTTTCACCTACGCCGGCAGTGTCCAACGAATCGAAATGCCACTGACCGCTGTCATGTAATCGAATTTCACAACCGCAAAGACCCGTCGTGAGGCGGGTTTTTCATTTAGGAATGAATAAAAAATGAAACCGAAATTAGACATCACATCAGCCAATGCGTCAGCAGTGATGACGATTGAAGAGCTGTATCCGAACGGTCTGAAGCTGGAAAGATTCTCCACAGATGCGGCTATCGTTGCTGATTCCCAGCAGGTTGCCGAGACCCGTATGGGCGTAGATGGCTTTATGGCAGCGGGCGTTACTCCGAACATCTACCCTGTAACGATCACACTTGAAGCAAACTCTCCGACTGCGACAGCATTCACTACGCTTTACGAAGCAATGAGCGCCAACAAACAGCTCTATGTTTGCAATCTGACAGTCAAGATCCCGTCTATCGGCAAGACCTACCAGTTCTCAAATGGTGTGCTGCAGACGGCAAATCCGATGCCGGCACTGAATAAAGTTCTGGCGCCGACAACTTGGGTATTCCACTTCGAATCCATGGAGCGTATCTAAAAAATGAAGGAACCAAAAGTTATCAAATTGGAAGACGGCGGTAATCAGCTGACCTTCAAGATTTATCCGTTTCCTGCAACTAAAGCTGAAGATCTGATGATCCGAATTGCTTTGATGACGGGCAAGAACCTCGATATTGAGAGCGAAATGGGATACAGAGACGTGATCAAAGCGCTTGTAAGTGTTCCTCATGTAGAAGCTAAGGCTCTTTTAGACGAGCTGCTTTCCGAGGTCTACAAGGTGGATGGTAAGAGCGAGATCAAATTCTCCTTCGATGACGCAGACGGTTATATCTCCAGCCCGTTGACCATTCTCAAACTCAGAATTGAAAGTTTCAAGGCGAACTTCGGTTTTTTTCCCGACTTGATACGCCAGTTCTCCCCCGCCGTGCAGAATTCTTAGCCGATTGTGCCAAGGTTAGAGGCGTAGCAGTCACAACTCAGCTATCGCCTCTGATCTCCCGTTTAATCAACGGCGGCATGGCGTCCTTGGTCGAGCTTCAGACACAACTAACGCTGGAAGATGCCTACGCATTAGACGAGGCACTTTTGATTAAGAACTACAACTCGTGGGTGGCGCAAAAGAGCGCTTAATAACATGGCTCAAAAGACCGACTCTTTAGTAATTGACGTATCCGTCAACTCGAATGACGTAGTTAAATTCTTCGAGCTAATGTCTGAGAAGCTGAATCAGTTGCTCGGATTTGCTCAGGAGGCAGGCGCAAAGCTTGACGCTCTGGGAGAAGGCTCTGACGGTATCAGAGAGGTCTCTTCTTCAATAAATGAGGCTGGACAAAACGCCAAGAAAACCTCTAAAGATTTAGAGAACGTTGGAACGAGCGGTAAGAAAGCAGGGAAGGATGTTTCAAAGGCTTCAAAGGATGCCTCGAAATCTCTTTCTCAGCTTGATTCAATGGCGAAACAGGTCTTTTCTGCCATTAAGAGTTACGCCGCTCCGCTGGCTGCGATGTTTGGTGCCAAATTCATGTTTGGCAATTACATTGATGAAGGCTCCAAGCTCGACGATATCTCTAAAAAAGTCCGGATGAATGTGTCCGAGATTGATGCATGGAGAAAAGCGAACGTAGCAGCAGGAGGAAGCGCCGAGGCATTTACTCAGGCTATGCAAGCCTTTACTGAGCGCACAGGAGCAAGCGGAGAGGTTTTCCTTCGTATGGGAAAACAGCTCAACGGCATGACCGGTGCTCAGGCGAACTACGCTCTGAAATATCTCGGGCTGACACGTGAAAGCGCGGCCGTTTTTCTGCAAAACAATAAGCAGATGGGGGAGCTGGTAGAGACATATCGAAAACTCGCCTTAACGCCTAAGGATGCAGAAAATGCCAGACGCTTCAAAATTTCGTGGCAAGTAACTGGGATGGCGATTCAAAGTATCGGAAACGGAATTGCCAAATTTTTCCTTCCGTACATTGAGAAGGCTGTCACGACATTTGGCGAGGCATCCGCTTTTATTGGCGAGCACAGTCAATTTATTCAATTAGCTCTCAAAGGCATTTCGATAGCCGCGGTCTTAGCATTCGGACCAAAATCAGCCTTGATGATGTCCGGAAAACTATTGGGCGCACTGACAAGCCCGATTGGTCTTCTTATTGCCGGAGTTCTCCTGCTTGCCGGAGCTATCGATGACTTGATTGTCTTCACTAAGGGCGGACCGAGTGTATTTGAGGATTTCCTGAAATCTGTAGGTTACACAGACGATCAGATCAAAGGAATCCGCAAGTCGTTTCAGGATGCCTGGCAGTCGATCTCTGACCTTTTAGACAAACTTACGCCGCTCAAAGACATGTTCCTGAAGGCCTTCGGGGACGCGGTTGTGGCAGCCATAACGGCGGTCGTGGGATTTATCGGGGATTTAGCGAAGAACATTGCGAACCTGATAAATACCGTTCCAAAGATGAAAGAAAATTTCGTAAAGGCAGGAAACGAAATTAAAGCCGTCTGGGATGGGATTTTTAATTGGTTTGAAGAAAAATTCAAAATCTTCACAGATTGGGAAATGCCGGACTGGGTTTCTAAGTCTGCAAACGTTGTGGGCGGATGGTTCGGTTTTGGTGACGATAAGAAGGCACTAGTTACAGCACCTCCGGGAGCTCAGGCCGGCGCCGCCGCTTCGATTGTTCCTAGGGCTTCCTCTTCGGTTATCAACGCGCCGATGAAGACGGATGTCAGCATTACGATTCAAGGTAATGCCGATCCTAAAGCCGTACATGACGCCGCCTACCGTGCGGTCATGGAAGGTCAGGGAGATTATGAGGATATGCTGCAGAATGCGGCCAGCGGATATCGTCAAGGTGGTGGTTAAATGGCTAGTCTAAACTCTGTAATGTCCATGGGATGGGCGGTAGTCGGAAATAACCTTCTGCCGTTCGTTCCGTACACCTCTATTGGAGCAGTTGATGCAGATAAATCTTCAAGGGTTCCTACAGAGCCCATTGAAAACGGCCAGCTGGCAGCATTCAACATTGTGCGGGAACCTGAGCGGGTTAATGTAGAGTTTTTATTTAACGGTAATTACGCCATTCAGGTTTTGGCCCTTGCCATGCTTGATAGGCGATTAAACAGTACTGACACCTGCACGATATTTAGCCCTGCCAAAATTTGGCGAAATATGGCGCTCGATCACTATGATTTTTCCCGAACTCAAACGACGGGCGCCTCAATGCTCAACGTTCACGCTTCGTTTGTTGAAATTGTCTCTGTAAACCTAAGCCAGCAAAAAAACTCGTACTCGCCCAAGCGTGCAACTTCTGCCAATAAGGTGAATACCGGGCAAGCCCAAGTGAAACCAGGGGTCTTAAAGAGTATTGCCAACTTATTTAGCAAATGAACCAAATCGTTATAAGTGCTCTTCCGTTCCAAGAGTTCTCATGTGTTCTTGACGGTCAAAACTGCGTTATCCGGTTACGACAAGTTGCCGAATACCTCTTTTGTGACCTGATGGTTGAGGGTGTCCAGATATTCGCTGGGCGCCGATGTTGTGTAGGCACCGACATCAATTGTTATCCGACGCCTCTATTTTCGGGGCGTTTGTTTTTTGTCGATACCTTAGGGAACTCGGACCCTCAATACGAGGGGCTCAATTCGCGATGGATATTGATTTACGAGGAGGCAGGAAATGCCGTCACTACTGCCGGAAATTGATAAAAACACAACGTACACGCAAAAAGAGGTAGCTGTAACTATCACGCTGGACGGTCAAGAGGCGGTCACGTTTCAGGGATTTGCCGTTAAGTGTACGGTCGACAAGTCCGGATGTCCTGCATTTCCTAAGGCTCAGGTAGAACTTAAAGGGCTGTCGTTAACCACGATGGAGCGGCTGACCCATTTAGGTTTTAAGTCATTTTCGTTGAAGCGAAACAAAATCAATGTTTCTGCCGGAGAGAAGGGCAAGACACTCTCCGTTATTTTTAAGGGCGAAATCATTAACGCCTGGGCCGATTTCAATGCCGCACCTTCTCCGACTTTTAAGATCGAAGCAAATTGCGGGCTTTTCCCTGCGCTGATACCTCAGCCGCCAATTTCTGTTAACGGGAACCAAACGGTTGCAGGCTTAATTGACCAGATCTCAAAGGAGATCGGATACACCCTTGAGAATAACGACATCACTGCTTCAATCAAGGACTGCATCATTGAAGGCGATCCGGTTACGAAAATGAGACGAATTGCCGGAGCAGTGGGGGCCAACCTGATTTTTGACGATGACAAGGTGGTGCTCGTTGAAAAACACGGACTCCGGAAGACTCAGGGATCTATTCCCTTGATTAACGCGATGAATGGGATGATCGGGTATCCGACATTCTCCAACAACGGTATCAACGTTACGACGTTTTTTAGGCCGGATCTGCGGATCGGAGCAAATTTCAAATTAGAGACGATAGTCCCAAGAGCATCCGGAACTTGGAAGATCACGGGGCTTCGACATGAGCTCAGTGCAAACGATCCCGGTGCTCAGGCGTGGAAAACGAGCATTACAGCAATCTATCCTAGGTGGTGAGACCGATGAGTAATCAAGAGTTCAGTGCAAACTATGATGATTTTGCAGGCTCTAATCCCATAAATGCCCTAGAGTTTTTTGTAAAGTCGATCCTTTCTAAGACGGTCTATACGGCATTTCCAGTCACGGTAACGGCAGTCGAGAGAAAAGGCACAGAAGCCGGCGCCGGTTACGTTACGGCCAAGCCCTTGCTAAAGCCTATGAATGTACAGGCTCAAGGGATTGAAGTGACGACGATTCCTAAATTGCCGTACTTTCGACTGCAGCATGGTACTGCCGCTATCGTCTGTGATCCAAAAGTTGGCGATGTTGGCTTAGCTGTTGTTGCCAAACACGATATTTCAAATGTGAACGGAGACAACACGTCCAAGGTTCCGGCGACATTCAGAGAGTTTGATCCTTCTGATTCTTTCTACATTGGTGGATTCTGGGGAAAAGCTCCGGAAGTCTTCATTCATTTAGAAGACGAAGGAACTATCAAAATTAAAGCTCCGACAAAGATCACGATTGAATCCCCGGAGTGTGAGGTCAATGCAAGCACCAGTTTCACAGTTAACTCTGCTCAGATCAACTTGAACGGTCCGATTTCCGGCGGTGGCTCTGGCGGCGCTGATGCAACATTCACAGGTGATGTAAATGCGAAGGGCATCAGCCTCACCAGCCACACGCACACAGGCGTCCAAAGCGGAAATTCAAGCACCGGCGCCCCGCAGTAAACGAGGAAGTTAGACCATGCCGCATACAGCAAAAACAGCTCTTCTGAATCCTCAGTCATGGGATCTTCAGCTGACAAAGGAAGGAAATATCCTTCTTACGTCCGGAGCTTTGGCTATAGCTCAGAACTTGGCCAACGAGATTCGTTTGTGGACCAACGACGCCTATTTCCAGCAGGCCAACGGCATTGCATGGAAGGAAGCCCAGCTCGCGAAAAAGCTGGATTCCTCCGTCCTTGCTCAATTGATTCATGAGGCTGGAAATAGGGTTGATGGTGTGAAGTCCGTTGATTCTGTTGACATTACTGAGTTCGATGAGGAAACCAGAACTCTGCACGGAGAAATCACGATCACGACAGAGCAGGACGAAACAGTTTCTTTTGTGTTCTAAAAAATTATGGCTCAAATCATTTTTAATCCGCTGGTCGGCGTTGAACTGCCGAGCACGCAAGAGATTCGTTCTGAGCTCGGCTCCCGGATCCAGCAGGCGTTTCAAACATCGCCAACGGATCCGCTTTTGAACATCGAGCCCAGTTCGCCAATGGGACAGGTCCTTGATCTGATTGTGGCCGAAATCGAGGCCAAAAACTCTGAGATTCTTTTTCTGTCGAACATGGTTAATCCGGATCTCGCAACAGGAAAATTCTTAGATGCGCTGGCGGCGCTTTACGGTTTAGACCGCAAAATCTCCGAGCCCACGGTAGTCAACTGCGTTCTGACCGGCCTGAAGGGGACGGTTATTCCCTATGGTGCGATCGCTCAAGATTCTCTCGGCAACCAGTACAGACATTCGGCGGCAGCAGGCGCACGAATCGGAGACACAGGAAGTGTCACTACTACATTTACTGCAATCGAACACGGACCGTTAGAAGTAGCGGCGGGAGCAGTGAACAGGATCGTCACAACGATTGCAGGATGGGACACCATTAACAATCCGTCCGCCGGCGTCATCGGCCGAGATGAAGAGACGGATGCAGAACTTAGAAACCGAATGGTTGAAAGCTATGCTGTCAATGCCACCGGGTATGTCGAAGCGATTGAGGCAAATTTGGCCGCGTTAGAGGGCGTTCTCGATGTCAGAGTTTTAGAGAATCCGACGAATGCCGCCATCACTCAATTTGGCGTGAGCATCAATCCTCATTCCATTCTGGTCGCTATCGTTGGCGGAGAGGATGAGCAGATCGCTCAAACGATCTATCAGCGAAAGGACGCAGGGTGCGGGACTACTGGAACTTATCAGGTTTCGTACACAGATTCTAGGTTCTACAACGCCACCTACGTCTACAACATTGTCAGGCCGCAGAATCAAGCCTTGAAGGTAAAGATCGAATTCTTTGCCACTTCAATGAATCCAACCGAGAAAAACAACGTCATTCAGACTGTGATCAATGATGTTCTAGGACAGGGTGCGAATGACCGCGTTTCTTTGGCGTCGACTGTCTACGCGTCTCGGTTCTATGCCGCAATTCAGTCAGCTACAGCCGTTCCGGTTGCATCCATCCAAGTAGCTCTGGGATCCGGAGCTTTCGGATCCAGTGTCCAGATTCCTGCGAATGTGGAGCCCACGATTCAAGAGTCCGATGTCTCTCTTGTATTCCAAACAGGAGGCTAACGATGGCAGATTCTGCAACTTGGCGGAATATTCTGAGTGTTGAGGATTTCAGAAAACTCTCAAATGTCCGATCGCTTATTTCTATAGCGCTCCAGTCGCAGTATTCGCACTCCGAGCGATACAGACAATTAGGGTTGCTTTTTAATGCGGAATTAGACGCGTCCCCTCAGTTGGACGCGTTTTTTAATTTCATATTGAACCCCGATACAGCTTCCGGGGTTTGGCTGGATTGGTGGGGCAGGCGCGTAGGCGTGAATCGGAACCTCGTTGTCGACGGTCAGGACACTCGGCTGGATGATGAGTTTTTCCGGTTTCTGATTTTTTATCGAGCCGTCGTAAACGTCTCGAACTCTACGGCTGAAACTATCAATTCTTTGCTTACTCGGTTGATAGGCCTGCCGGCATTTGTCACCGACTACCAGGACATGACGATAACGATTCGCATTGTTGGTGATCCCTCTGCTGTCCAAATCGCCATTCTGCAAAACTACGGCTTGTTAAACAGGCCCGCTGGGGTTTTGGCAAATGTGGAGACGGTCGTTCCAAATAATCTGGTATTCGGATTTTTCGGATCCAATTTATTGCCATTTAATCAAGGTGTCTTCAATCCTTCAAAGGTCATTGAGATATGAGTAATTATCCAAAGTATCAATTAAGTGCAGCTATCGCACAGGACGGAGAAATTACCATTCCTCCGTTAACTTCAGAAGAAGCTGGATTAGGACGGCTCTCTCAGCAAATAGGTTGGGGACGAGAAAATGCTATTCCCATCGAACAAGGCGGCATTCCTCCATTTAAGTCCGACTTCAATGGCGTCTTTTTCCTGCTTTCTCAATTTCTTCTGTGGTATCAACAGGGCGGGATTATGAATTATTCCGCCCTCTTGGACTACGAAGTTGGGAACGAAGTTATGCAGAATGGAACTAAGTACCGCTGCATCCAAGCCAACGGACCATCAAGTACCAAGGTGGCGCCCGGAACTAACAGAGCAGTTTGGAAAAATATCGACATTACCGTTCCAGCGGGCGCCGTAGTTCCTTTTCATAACGTGACATTAGGTGGTAGTGATGGGAGACGCCCAGTTTTTTGGGGAACTACTCAAGCCGACGAAGGCTGGATTCTATGTGATGGCCAGAGTGACGGGCAGAATGGTGTAACTCCAAACTTGATTGGAAAATTTATAAAAGGATCTCTACCAAAAGATTCGGGCACAACCGGAGGTGCTTCAACCATTGAGATTCCAGATTTGACCGTCAACGGCACAGTTGGTGCTACTGCGCTGACGGCCGCACAGATGCCTGCACATTCTCATTCAGGTAGCACATCTCCTGCAGGTGCTCATACCCACACAAGAGGTTCAATGAACATCACCGGACAAATTTCCGCCAACTGGTTGAGCGTGATTGGTAACGGTCCTCTTGTTTACGTAGGTGATCATCCCGGATGCTCCGAAGGCCGTCAAAATGGTCGAGGTGTTTTCAATATTGATGCGTCCAGAACTTGGACGGGAGAAACATCTTCTAATGGCTCTCATCAGCATGGATTGAGTATCGGCTCTACTGGTGGAGGTCAAACGCACACGCACACCTTAACAGCGAACGCAAAAATCACAGGCGTTACCAATGAGCCGCCTTTTTACACGCTCGCTTATTTCTTGCGCTTGCCGGAGTAATTGATCATGGCAGATTCGAAATTCCAATTTCATTACACGCCGACAGGAACCGGAGTTATCAGCGGCCCCGAAGTTCTTCAGCAGACGGAGGACGCTATTAACGATGTTGGCGCGTACGCAGACCAAGCCTCTGACAATTCCGAAGAGGCTCTATCGATCGCTAAGGAAGCTCGGCAAACAGCACAGACGGCAAATTCAACTTCTTCAAATGCATTGGCGGAAGCGAATGCTGCAAATGAAAAAGTTGAGACTTTGAAGCAAGTAGTCGATGATTGGGATGCAGATATACAGACTGCTATTGCTCAATCTAAGAGTGCGGTCGATGCGTCCACGGTGGCAGTTACAACAGCGAACTCGGCACAAACTTTGGCTTCCGCGGCTCAGACTGCTGCTCAAGGTTCAGCTGCTAGTGCTCAAACTGCGGCTAACAACGCGGCTCAATCTCTGCAAACTGCACAGGCGGCGCAACAGGCGGCAGAAACTGCCCAGAGCAATGCCGAAACCGCACAAACGGCGGCAACAACCGCCCAAACCGCCGCGCAGACTGCCGAAACGAAAGCTCTTGAGGCGGCTGCAAGTGCCTATGCTGTCAGAGTAATCAATCAAGCGCTCCAAGTTTCGGCCACTATTCAAATCTCTGATTTGAAGCCTCAAGGCAACATTAAAGCTGGTGACACCGTAGTCGGAACTGATGGAAGAATGTTCACGATTGCGTCTGTGGACACAGATGCCGGGACAGCTCTTTTATCTGCTGACTACACGGATTTAACGCCGAGTGTCTCATATGAGGCGGCTCAAGCCCTTACAGAGACGCAACAAACCACAGCACGGTCGAACATCAACTTTACAGCCGGTGCGGAATCTTGGGCTGAAACCTATTTCAATGGTCATGTCGATGACTACCTCTGCCCGATTCTCGAAGAACTGATTCTCGAGAACGGAGGTACACAGCAACAAATTGACGATGCCAAGAACACGCAAACCAGTAGCAACTCTGAATCAGGAAACTCTTAAAAAGGACAAAGCATGAAAACACTTGAAGAAGTCCGGCAAGAGATGTTGGTCAAGGCTATGGGTCGGCCTCTTGCAAAATATTCATTGAAGGACGCGGACGGAAGAATTGTTGTTTCCTCCAATGCACCGAGTCAGCACGCGTTTACAGATCCCAAAGATGAGGCATACGCAGAGAGCCATTACAAGCTATCCGAAAGATTTAAGCGAGATGATGGTGTCATCATCAAATATTGGAAGCTTGAGCCCAGTCCTCAAGGCTATTTCCATAGTGCAGACGGTAATTACTACCTTACAACGGAACTTCCGGAACTTGATGACAAATTTGTCCAAGAGCGTTACGAACAAGAAGTTAGAGGAGAGCGCAATGCTCGAATCTCTGACACTGATAAGTATGTTCAGCTCCCGGACATTACTGTGCAGTCAGCGGCTAAGGCAAAGAGATCTCAATTAACTGAAGAAGATCGACAGGCGTTATTGGATTATCGCCAAGCGCTTAAGGATCTTCCAGATCAACCTGGTTTTCCTTTTATCGACTACCCGGAATTTCCGGATGCTTTGGCCTATGAGTTGGAACAGGCAGTTGATGCCCGCAACTCCATGAGACAAGGAGGTTTTTTCAATGCTTAAAGAATTAGCAAGCCTGTTGTGTAGCTTATTCGTTCCTCGTAAATCGGTGAGCGGGGGGGGGTAAGTTAATATATGGTTATGAGGCTGACAGATTCTCTCTACCTAATTGGAACAATCCTCTCATTATCTCTTTGCCTGATTCAGAAGAAGGGAGTCAAGCCTATACAGCGCCATATGCCTGCTGTGTAGTTTTGAAAGTTAATAACGGTTATCCGACAGTAACCAGCAGTACCTATGCGCTAATAAACATAGCAGGGAACTATGTAACGCTAGTCCGATCGAACAAATATAACGTTTCTTGTTATTGCTTTCTGAAGAAAGGCGATGGAATCTCTTTCGGATGGTCAGGATCTGGCGTATCGGCTTTAGTTTATTCGTTGAATTTACCGAATTAAGTCGGGGCATTTAAGCCCCGGGGAAAGGAGCTTAAATGCTTAAACAATTGCTTCAACAATTATTGAATACTCGGACTACACCAGGAGGTGCTGCACACAGCGCTTCAAGCACCTATACCTCCCCGCAGTGGTTTAATGGAACGTCAACGGTAGGAGACAAATGGACCAATGGTCTTTACACCGGGACGGCTCCAAACGATGGATATTTGAACATAAGTGGATCTGCGTATATAACAACTGAGAACGTTGGATCTATGATTCAAGCACAAATAGGAGACGGCCAAATTTCTCAAGTAAGTCCAATGTCTGGGCAAGGTTTTAATATGTTGTTCCCGATTAGCAAAGGTGCCTCGTTTTCCGTAAACGGTATTCGTTTAACTGACATCACGGTACGATTCTTCAAGACAATCGGGGGGGGGTATAGCAGAATTATTCTGTTATCTTCTGATGAAGGAGGAAAGCTATGCTTAAAGAGCTTATCTCCTTGTTCGCAGACAGTTTCATTACGAACAAATCCGAGTGGATTGGGCGTCAAGCATACACTTCAAGGCGGATTAGCTTATCAACTGGAGCTAAGCAATATGAGCCTCCAGCGGATGGATGGTTGGGGTTCTATAAGTCCAATACCAACACAGGAACTTTCGTTGACATCTTTGCGTATGGGACAGATGGGAAGATTGTCTCAAGAAAAACTTTGGTCCTCTCCGCCTCCGCAGGTAACTTTACTTTCTCTGGCGTCTTGCCTGTTAAGAAGGGCTACAGGATTGTCATTAGTGGTTCTTTCGAAGAGCTTTGGTTCTCACCAGCAGTGGGGAGCAAAGTCTAATCTTTCCACAGGAGGCGCATTATGCTGAAACAATATTTGAGCCTCCTGCTGTCGAAGTTCTACAGCAAGAAAGAAAATGAAGCGGTAGGACATCAAGCAATGCCCAGCGGTAACAAAATTGATATAGCTGCTCACCCAGCAGAGATAGATGGCTGGACGAATTTTGCAACATATACAACGCCAACGGATGGATATGTTTCGATTAGAGCCGAAGCCTATAAAAGTACAGCCGCCATCCAAATATCCACAGGTTCTGAAGATAAAATGCCTTCAATATTCACAGCCGCAAATAATGCAGGTGAGTGGCTTCAGACGGTAATCCCTGTATCAAAAGGAGTTTCAGTGAGGTTGCAGGGAGGCGGTATAAAGAATGTTGTGGGCTACTTTAGCAAAACGATCGGGGGGGGTATCAGACTCTTAAGAAGGCTCTTCTGGCAGGAGGTGTGCTATGTCGCTTAAAGCACTTGTGCAACTCTTTGCAGAGAAATTCCTTATTAGCAAGAAGGAATGGGTGGCTGAACAGTTTTGTCCAAAACTCTCGACCATTGATATTAGCCCACAGGCCACAGGAAATTGGGTGGAATTTATCGCACCGCAAACAGGATACGTTTGCGTTAAGGCCAACGCTATCCAAGTTCTTATTCAAGTATTTGGGATTTGGCAGGGCTGTATCACCCGTGAAAAAAGCTACAAGGGTTTCAATATTTACGTGGAAAAAGGGCAAACCGTCGCGTATATCCTATCTACTGATGCTGAGGACGCCTTCGTTACTTTCTACCGAGCGAAGGGCATCAGCTCATAACCTGACAGTAGGAGGTGCGTCATGCTGAAATCTCTATTGGCGCTTCTCCTTTCGAAGTTCTACTCAAAACAAGAGTCGGGCGAAATTGCACATCAAGCAATGCCTATGGGCGACAGCATTACGCTGAATCTAACGAAAGGTAGTGACGCTACATACGTGGCGCCCACAGATGGTTACTTCAACGAGGAGATTGAATCTTCGGGTTACATCAACTGTTGGGGAATATTGCTTACCGCCGCTTCAAATGGGGTATGGAATAAGACCTATATTCCTGTTAAGAAAGGAGCAGTAATTAATTACTACATTGATGGGAATATTATTTACGCCGCTTTTGTGAAGCTTGTCGGGGGGGGGTCTTCTTTTTAATAGAATTGTTCAAAAAGGAGGCTACCAATGCTTAAAAATCTTATTAGCCTTTTTGCAGAACAGTTTCTCACAAACAAAAAGGGATGGATCGGACATCAAGCTATGCCAAGCACTCGTCTCGAGCTTGATACATCTTTACGACAATACTTGGCACCGAGTGATGGTTGGATCAGCGTTCGTGCCGTTTCCTCCAGCTTCGATATTTTTGTTACCAATCCAGCGATTGTTGTACGGTGTTCTTGTTACGCAACTACATTTTCATCAACAACAGCAACATTGCCTATCGCTAAGGGACAAAAATTTGTCATTAGCTCCATTGAAGGAGTTACTGAGATGTGGTTCTCACCATCTAACGGCGCCACAACTTAACTTTGTTGTAGGAGGTGCGTTATGTTAAAAGCGCTCCTCCAGCAACTTTTATTAGCTTTCCGAGGTAGCCATAAATCGGTACCGTTCTATAGAAGCACGATTTATCAAACTGGACAATTCACGTCCTCGGTTTCTAACCAGACGTTTCTAACCTATACAGCGCCCAGTGATGGTTATCTTGTTCTCCAGGTTGCTCAGGACACTTCGGTAGAGTACGTAATGCTAACCATGAGACGAGAGACGCTCGATATTGCACAGGCCTACAACGGAGGTTGGGGTTGGCCAGTTGTTACTTCTCCAGTTAAGAAGGGAGAGGAATACACGTTCCTCTACAAGATAACAGGTGGAAATCCGGCCCAGCTTAGATATCACTTGAATTTCTTTTCTTACTTGAATTGATCGTTCCGCCCCTCCTTGCGAGGGGCTTTCTTTTTTTATCTAAATATCGGAGGAAACATGCATCTACAAAATCGACGACATAGGGAGGTTGAGAGATGTGGGATCAATTTTTAAGCCGTCTAAACAATTTTGATCCCGGCGTTCTCAAGAGTTCACTTTTAACTATTGCAGGCTGTTTTACTTCCCTTATCAGCAGTCTCATGGGAGAACATCAAAACCTCTTCTACTGGTTGTTTGGATTTGTGGTCTTCGACTACCTGAGTGGGATTGTGGCCGCGGCTAGGACCGGAACTTGGTCCAGTCGGGTAGGTCTAAAAGGATTGATCCGGAAATTCATCATCCTCATGGTTGCTATCGGATTCCACGGGGTGGATCAGATATTCAATGAACCATGGATTGGGGCCTGGGCAATTGGTGCTCTTTCTCTGAATGAATTGATCTCAATTCTCGAAAACGTTGAGAAGGCTGGATTCGGTCAAATCATCCCACAACGGATCAGAGAAATGCTGGAAACCGTCCAGACGGAACATGAAAAACGCATCAAAGAAAAGGTCCATTTAGGAGAAAGTCAAAATGAATGAGGAAAAATTACCGTTTTCGCAATGGAATCCGCTAATTGCAGAGGATTTTGTTAAGAAGTGGGAAGGCCTCCGTTTGAAGGCCTATCGATGCCCGGGAGGAATTCTTACTGTTGGCTATGGACACACAAAAGGAGTTAAACCAGGCCAAACTATCACCAGACAAGAGGCCGAAAAGCTGATTCGCGATGATTTGATCGAGCACGCCGAGGGATTGGCTCCTTACGTTACTTGCAAACTGACCGAAGGACAGTACATTGCTCTACTAGATTTGGCCTTCAATCTGGGAGTGAGCGCAGTTGCAAAATCTAAGACGCTCGGATATTTGAATTCCGGGAAACTCGAGTTAGCAAAGGAGGGATTCCGATCCTTTGCGAAAAAGAAAATCAGAGACAGGAACGGAAATCTGGTTAAGGATGAGCACGGAAAACAGATGTACGAAATCCTCCCGGGGCTGATGAATCGCCGTGACGATGAGGTGAAATTGATGTGATGAATCCTTTTGAATTGGTCAAGATAGGCGCCGGTGCTGTAATAGTTGCCGGTGCTTATTTTTTTGGCTTGCACAATGGCCAGAATTCTGAGCAGTTGAAAATGGCTCGAACTCAAATCTCAGAACTTACAGCTACAGTCAAGGACTATGAGACACAATACAAAAATCAGGCAATCGCTCTCGCCGAGATGCGTGCTGCTGAATCTAACGCTCGCGCTGACTCTGACCGCCTGCGCTCCCGTATCGCCAGTCTTGAAAAAAGAGCCCAGAGCGCTGCCGATCGAGACACAGTTCGATGTTTGCAGTTGGGAGAAGAGTGTCGACGATTACTGCAGGAGGTTCGAGGACCTATTGAATACTGTAGAAAAGCGCTACAGTAGCAAGTAACCAAGAAGGTTAAAGGAATGGGAGAAACTATGACGAACGATTTAGATAAATACGGGATTAAAAACAGCGAAAGAACTCCGTGTGAAATTTGGACTCGTGTGATGGGTTACCATCGTCCGATTTCTTCTTTCAACATCGGTAAGCAGGGAGAAGTCGCTGAGCGAAAATATTTTGACGAGAAGAAGTGCTGCTGTCGCAAATAAATTTGATCTTTCGGCTTTTACGCAACAACCGAAAATTTCCGTTAAAACCCTCAAAAATTTCCGTTTTACATCCATATAACGGAAATATAACGGAACCGTTAAAGCTATCTAATTGAATAGTATTGAAAATGTGGTGCCAGTCCCGGGCACCAGAC